GCGCAGGTGGCGGTAACGGCTATCCAACAGGTGGCGCAGGTGGCGTAGGCGCAGTATTGATTTATTACTAAGGAGAAATAAAATGAATTTTGCAGTTATATCAGGAAATAGCGTGACAAATATTATCGTTGCTGACTCAAAAGAGGTAGCAGAAGAAGTAACAGGTTCAACCTGTGTTGAATACACAAGTGAGAACCCAGCCCATATTGGTCTTAAATATGACGGTACAACATTTGAACAACCAGTAATTACACCAACAGAGGAGATCTAAAATGGCATCAACAGTATTTCCAGCCGCTTCAGCAGGAGCATCATTTTCTCAAGTTCAACCAACTTTAAAACACACAGTAACATCGTCGTCTACTGTTTCTTTTACAGCAGGAACAACTAATTATTATTATGTATTGGTTGGAGGCGGTGGAGGTGGAGCCTCTGGAGGATCAACTTCACAAGCAAATAGCGCAAGCAGTGGCCAAGGAAAAAATGGCGGTTCTGGAGGAGGCTCTGGCTTTGTATCATTCGGACTAGGAGTTTCTACAAGTTCATCTGCTCCTTTCATTATTGGCGCAGGTGGCGCAGGCGGTGGAGCACAAACTAGTACTAATGGCAATTCTGATTGCAATGCTGGAACTGCAGGTGGATCAACAAGAGTTGGCGAGGCAGCAGCAGCAGGGGGTTCTGGTGGAATCAGCGGTAACTCTAATAGTGGACTTACAGGCGGCGCAGGCGGTTCAGGCGGTGGAGGTTCTGCTCCATTTGGATCTAACTATGGAGCAGGAAGTCGTAACGGTGCTGCAGGCGGAACCGCTGGGAATAATGGCAGCACAACTGTTGATGGCTACGGTGGCCAAAACGGAGTAGGAGGAACAGGATCTTTAAATACTTTATGTGGCGGCGGTGGTGGAGCAGGTGGTGGTTCACCTCGTATTTATGCAGGAAATGTTTATACTCCTGGAACTGGAGGTGCTGGGGGAGCAGCAGGAGCAGTTGGCGGCGCAGGTGGCGCAGGTGGAGCAGGAGCCGCTTCTAATACTGCAAATACAACAGCAACAAGCGGTACAGCAGGTTCAAATTATGGCGGCGGCGGTGGTGGTGGTGGAGCCTGTACGACAACAAGACCATCTGGAGGCAGTTACACTGCAATTTCTGGTGCTGGAGGGGCAGGCGCACAGGGCGTAGCCTATATTTATTACTAATGTGGGCTATTCTATCTGACAACAAAGTTATAGGGTATACTTTTAACTTAGAAGAAAAAAATTTAAAAATAAATAAACATAATATTTTTATTCAAATGACAGAAGAGAACAGTCCTGCAGTCATTGGAGATTACTATGATGGTAAAACCTTTAATAATAGAATGGAGTTAATATGAAAACATTTGCAGTACTTTCACAATATTTAATTAATAATCTTATTATTTGTGAATCAGAAGAGTTGGCGACAGAACTAACGGGATCCCCATGTGTTGAGGTATTAGATAATATTAAAGCACAAATTGGAAACTATTATGTAAACAATGTTTTTCTTACTCAAGAAGAGTATGATAGTTATCTTATAGAAAAAATTAATCAAGATAAAGAAGAAAATCAAAGACTAAAAGATCTTTATAATAGTTAAACCATTAAATGGATAAAACATATTATTTTTTAGCGGGTCTTCCAAGGTCTGGAAATACTCTTTTGTCTGCAATCTTAAATCAAAATCCAGATATATATAGCAGTCCATTAAGCCCCGTTGGTGAATATATAAATAAACTATCAACCATGCATAATTCAGTAGAGCAAGTAAATAGAAATAAAGAAAACATAGACAGATCAGAAGAATTAATTAAAAATTTAATAAAAAATTTTTATAACGGTGTAGACAAAAAGCACATTATTGATAGAGGAAAAATGTGGGGATCTCCAGAATATTTAAACAACATAAAACAATACATTACCCCAACACCTAAAATCATATTTACAGTTAGAGATATTTTAGAAATACTATCTTCTTTTATTCTTTTAGATGAAACATTTTTGCAAAAACAGGCATTTGAAAAAAATCATTTATCTTTTTCCTATAGGTCTGTTATGGACGTATATTGTGATTCATATATGGAATTAGATGGAAGAATGGACCAAGTTCTAAATTCTTTGGGTTCTGCATTTCTTCCCGAAAATGAGGGGATATTCCATATTGTTGAATATAATGATTTAGTTTTACATCCAGAAGAAACAATGAGCAAAATCTATAAATTTTTAGAAATTGATAACTATCACCATAATTTTGATGAAATACAAAAAGTAGAAACAGACGACGATATAGGTCTTGGCCTTCCAAAAGATTTACACCTGATTAGGAGCACTCTTTCTAAGTCATTAAATAATACGGACATTCTTTCTAGTTATATTAGAGATAAATATTGTAATTTAGAATTCTGGAGAGAAGACTCTAAAATAAAAATAAGAGGAAGAGATTTTTAGTTTGCACAACCATAAGTTTTGTGGTATATTTGAGGTATGGATAAAACATATCACTTTTTAGCAGGATTACCACGTAGCGGAAATACATTATTGTCTGCAATATTTAATCAAAACCCAGAAATCTACAGTACCCCATTAAGTCCATTGCCAACCTATATGTTTGACTTTGCAAATGCTTACAGTACAATAGAGCAATCCATTAGAAATGAAGAAAATAAAGTTAAGTCAGAAATATTTCTTTCTTCCTTTTTAGACAACTACTATAAAGACGTAGAAAAGCCAGTAATTATTGATAGAGAAAAAGCATGGGGCACACCAGCAAACTTAGAAATTATTAAAAAATTTGTAAACCCAAAACCTAAGATTATTTTTACGGTAAGAGACATACTAGAAATTATTGCTTCTTTTATAAAAATGGATGCAGATTATTTAAAAAGAGAGGTTTATCAAAAAAATGGTTTTATAAATAATTATAGATCTCAAAAAGATATTATTTGTGAACACCTAATGTCTCCACTTGAAGATATAGATAAAAGTCTGTTATCTTTAGCATCTGCTTTTTACCCAGAAAACAAGGGTATATTCCATATAGTAGAATACCGTGATCTAATATCTAAACCAGAAGAAACAATGAACGGGATCTATGAATTCTTAGAGATGCCTCATTATAGTCATAATTTTAAGAAAATTGAGAAGTTAGAAAAAGATAATGATGAGATTCTTGGTTTACCCAAAAATCTTCATGATATAAAAAAGTCTCTTTCTAAGTCATCTACAGATACCGATATACTTTCTGATTATATTAAGCACAAGTATTCAAATATGGAGTTCTGGCGTAAAGGCTCACTTATGAAGGTAAGAGGAAAAGACTTTTAAATAAAAAATAAAAACCCCCAAGGATTTCTCCAAGGGGGTATTTTATTACCTAAAATTATCTAGGAAACTTCTTCATCCATTCTTTGGTCCTTGGAGTAATACCCTTCCAAGAAGACCAGTCGTTTCCACCATTGGACATGTAGTATGCAATCTCCGCATTTTTGACGGGATTAAACAATTCAGCGTTAGAGTCAAGATCAAACTTATCTCGTCTATCTGGACCCAGTGTATCAATCATGTTAATTTGGAACATTCCATATGAGGAGTCCCCAGTCTTATGGTTTCCGTTAAATGCTAAGGGACGACCATTAGATTCTTTCTTAGCAATAGCCCATGCTACTACTAAGTCGTTGCCTTTGAATCCCACCAAAGAAAGCAACTTCTTTAATTCAATATCTGTAAGATTTGTTTTGTTTTCATAACGTTCTAACATTTTTGCTTTAGAAACAACAAAAGCCACCTTGTGGGTGGCAGCAGGGTTTTCAGCCTGTTTAATTAGTAAGTTGTTTTCCGTAGTTGATGCATTGGCAAAGTTGCTAAATGGTGCCACAACCCCAACCAATGCTAGGATTCCAATCCAAGCCTTTTTATCTCTTCTCATAATAAAAACCTCCTAGAGACTAAAAATGCTACTTGTTAGTAGCATGTATTAATTATAACATGAATTTGGCTTCAAAGTCAAACTTTAGGTAACATTTCTATAACTTTTTAATTTCTATGTGGGAAAGTGGTATAATAATAAGTATTATGGCTACTGGCGCAACTACAACTTATGATCTTCCTTATCCCGTTTTAACTGACCCTGTAAATGTCCATGAGGATATTCAATCATTGGCAGAGCGTATTGAAGATGTTATTTCAAACGTAGGCCTTCCTTTTATTTCTCTTGAAGTTAGAAATACAACAGGGGCAACAATTGCAAAGGGAACTCCTGTATATATTTCAGGGTACTCAACAAAACCATTAATTGGAAAATGCGACTCAGATGATTTAACAACTTTTCCAATAATAGGAATAACACAGGCAGCAATTTCAACTGCTACAGATGGTGTTATTATTGTATCTGGAGTGTTTGAAAATATTGACACTTCTTCTTTTACCGCTGGAAATATACTTTATGTTGCAAATGGCGGAGGTCTTACAAACTCAATTCCTGCTGGTGGATCAGGAGCAGTTGCAGTAGTTGCAAAAGTAAATGCTTCAACTGGTGTAATTATTGTTGGCTCAGTTGGTGGCAACGGAACTTGGGGGGCATTGAAAAATGGACTTGCTTAATGGTATAATTTAAAAATGGCTACATTAAGAGACCAATCACAAAGCGCATATGCTGTAGGATTAAAACCTCCAACCGTTACTTGGACGGTAGTTAGAGGAGACACAGCAGCCTTTAGAGTATACGTTGCAGATGATAACAAAGACCCACTTGTTATAGAAGACTGGACAATTGCCATGGAGATTAAAAGACCAGATACAACCCCTGGAGAGTTTACAGATAATGCAGAACTAGTTGTTGAACTTGAACCCATTCCAGCAGCAACTGATGCTGAAGGAGAGTTTACGGTTTCTTTAACTGCAAATGAATCCGTGTTGTTAGAGACTGGTGATATTTTTGATATTGAGTTAAGAGATGCTTCAAGAGTTTGGACAGTTGCCCGTGGAACAATGGTTATTATTGAGGATGTAACAAATAGCGAAGTAGTTTCATAACTATGGCTTTAGCAATCATTCTTGATGAGAACTTGCAAAAAGCAAAAACACTTAAGTCAGTTAGTTACCCCATAGCAAGTGTAATTCCAATAACAAGAGGGGTTAAAATAAATGAAGTCCTACCTTTTAGAGTAAGGTTTACAACAATAGGCCTTGCTGGGGCAAATGCAAATGTTCCAGGAATTGGATTGCAAATTATTGGAATCAATAACTATATACTCTAAAATATATGATATAATTCAGACATGGCTAAAATATCATTATCAAGCGTAAAGGCCCTGTTTCAGACAGGTGATAGACCAACTC